GCTGATGGAGGCTCCAGCAACAGCAGCGATCAGCTCGATCATGCACCTAGGTTAGCGCCCCTGCCCGCGGCGAGGTTTCTTGCCGCGGCGGCGGGGCCGGCTGTTCTGGCCGTGGCCGATGCTGGTGGTCTTGGGTGGCCCGGGTTGGTGGTCAATCCGGGCGGCGCCAGTCTTGGCTTTGACGGCCATCAGGGTTCATCAGGCCATTGCACATCCCATGGGAAACCCGCTTGAGTGGTTACATCCCGCAGGGCTTGGCGGTAAGCTGCCCAGACCTGATGATCGACAGGAGCATCGGGCAGCTGCGTCCAGTCGCAGTCGGCCAGACGCTTGTTGCGGTCGGATCGGACATCAGCAGCCTTGGCGTTCGTGCGTTCAGTAATTTGTTCGGGCGTGGCGTCAGTGACTTGCCAAGTTTGCAGCCATTCACCATCGACCAGCATCGGGTTCAGCTGGTTGAGGTTTTGATTGGCTGGATTGTAGGTCGGCGGTGATTGCTCAACCACTGGGAACACATTCCAATCTGTCAGCACCGCATCCGATGGATTGCGAGGGAAGCTGGTATTGGGATTGTCGCGTCTCAGAGCGCCGATTGAGTAGGGGAAAATCTCGACGGTCTGATTGGGGGCGAGGACGTACATGGTTTTAGCTCGGATTAAGGTGAATCCTATGCAAATGCTGCATAAATATATGTTGCAGCATTTTCATTTAAGCCGGTATCAGTGTTCTTAATTTGAAAACCATCTGATTGAAAATCAATATCCTCTCCGGCTGTATCCTCAGCTGCACTTGAGTTTGCCTTAAGTTTGTCGGTGCGTGGGTTTGAGATAGATCGTATTGCATCATACATAAACCAATCGCCCGTCCTGCTGGATGCTTTAATCATCACAAAATAAGGCTCAAACCCTAGGCCAGAAATGACGGGCCCCGTTGCACTTCCATTGCCGGTGTAGCTGCCAAAACTAGAGTACCCGACTACTGGGGCGAAGGCGTACACAACAAACGTGCCACCATTTGCATTGATTTGCGAGTCTGAACCGATTGAAAATACTGTCGATGTTGGGTTAGTGCTGTTCCAAAAACTGGTACCAACTGTTGCCGCTGATGTTTCGTTTAACTGCAGTCTAGTAAGATCACCGAGCGTTCTATGGTAAACGTACCAAGCACCACTAGAATCTCTACGTTTTGCAATAAGGATGTCAGGGGCAACACCTAAGCCATGACCAACCGTGCAATTTGTAGCTGTGCCCGTATATGTCACCACGCTGAACCCCGCCGTGGCGTTGGCACGAACACTGACCGTAGAAGTGATGGAGCCTTGTGTGTTCGTGACGGTGGAGCTTCCGGCGTCCCAGGCCCAAGCGACAAAGGTGCTGCTGCTTTGGTTATAGGCAGTGCTGCTGCCAAGAGTAAAGCCGTCGGAATTAAAAGCAGTCAGACCAGTTGAGTCGGTTCCCTCTGCATTTGTCAAATCAGAGTAAAGAACCTTTGTGGCTGTTCTGATTTTGTCAAGTATTCGATGACTTTCCGCAAAGCTGCGACTTTTAATCCACACCAAGTCCGGGCTAAAACCTAACCCCGAAATCGTCTGCGTGCTGCCATTGCCCGTATACAGCTTCACGTCAAAAAAATCGCGCGGATTCACTACGCTGCGTCCAGCAACAGCTCGTAAACCATGTGGAATCCTCATGCCACACCTCCCACCAATGCGCCATAAATGGTACTGCTGACCTTCCAAAACTGAATAACGGTGTATCCGCTGGTTTCAAGCGTTGGTGCGCTTCCACCAACCCATGTGACGCCACCGCTCCCCCAGGTAGCATCGGTCCAAGTCAACGTATAAGCCGTGCCATCATTTACCATCAACGTCACCGCTTCGCCCGCAGCGAAGTTGGTTGCTTTGGGGGTGCGGTTGGCACCAAGCGTGATGAGCTGCACACTGCCGTTGCCGGGGTCAACCTCAAACGCAGCGCCATCGGTGATGGTGTATACGTCCTCAACGATCGTACCGATGATGGCAGGATCGGTCAGCGTCTGCACCGCTGTGAACGTCTGTGCCACGTCTGTCTTGGCCGTGTCGGCGTCGTAGCCCTGCACGCTGACGCCGATGTCTGCGGAGTCAAGGAACGCCAGCTCAGTGAGCGCACCGCCCTCGATGACGTAGACCTTGTTCTGATCCGTGGCGTAGCAGATCTCGCCTTCCAGCAGGTCAGCGATGCTGCTGTTCAGGTTGCTGTAAGTGCCGCGGGCGATGCGGACCGGCGTGCGCGTTGCAGGTGTTGGCATTAGGTGAAGTCTCCGCCGTCAAAGGTCGCCGCCGTGGATACTGTTGACGATCCATTGGCGAAGTTTCCACCATCTACGATAATCGCGCCAGTGTCCGAAGCCCAGCTCAATGTGCCGCTGCCGTTGGTGCTGAGCAGCTGACCGCTGGTGCCATCGGCAGCAGGCAGTGTCCATGTGACATTTGCCGCGATCGTGGCCGCCCCTTGAAATGCAACCCAGTTGCCGCCGTGGCCTGTCGCCTCACCGAACCGCAGATCAGACTGATTGTCGAGCAGCACATCACCAGTGATGGTGCCGCCAGCCTTGGGCAGCGCAGCATTAGCTAGGTCGTAGGCGCTCTTAACCGCGTTCGGCGTGGCCGCCTTGGTGGTGCTGGTGCTGCTGGTTGAGTCCTCAAGCTGAACGGCGCCCTTCTGGGCTGTAGTGCCGTCTTGGATGCTGATGTCCGGCGTTGTGCCACCGCTGCTGGCCAATGGGCTGCTGGCGGTGACGGCTGTGACCGTGCCACCGGTGCCGGCGATCGAGATGCTGCCGTTGCCGTTTGTGATCGTGATGCCGGTGCCGGCTGTCAGCGTGGCCTTTGTCAGCGTGTTGCCGGTGCTGTTGCCGATTAGCAGCTGGCCGTCGGTGTAGGTGGTCTGACCGGTGCCGCCGTAGCCGGTGCCGATTGTGCTGCCCTGCCATGTGCCAGTGCCGATGGTGCCGACGCTGGTCAGGCTGCTGCCGGTGACGCCGCTGCCAAGGCTGGTGGCATCGAGCACCTTGGCGCCAGCAATGCGGTATTCCTTGGTGCTGGCGATGTTGACGTGCTCGCTGAATGTCCACGCATCAGTGGCGTCAACCCAGTTGATTGTCTTGTCGGTGCTGCCCTTGAGCGTGATGCCGCCACCGTCGGCGGTTACATCGGTCGGCGTTGTGACCTGACCAATGACGACGTTCTTGTCTTCAACGATCAGGTGCTGCGTGTCGATCGTGGTCGTGGTGCCGTTGACCGTCAGGTCGCCCTGAATCGTGACGCCGTTGTCGAACGTCGCCGCACCGGTTACGTCAAGCGTGCCGGGGACATCAATGTTGCTGGCCCACTCGACACCGGTCCCGGCTGCATCGGTCTGCAGCAGCTGCCGGGGTGTGCCATCAGCCAGCTTGCTGACGGCGATCTCGGCGTTGCTGGCGATGTCAGCATTGACCAGCGGATAAGCGCTGATCGACAGGCCGGGGATGTACCCAAGGCTGGCCCATGCCGTTGTGCCATCGCCAACCTTCCACTTGTTGGTGTCTGACTCAATGCCGATCTCACCGGCCAGCAGCGTCGGGTTAACTGATGTCCAGTTGGCGGCGGTGTCGCGGCGTTGCTTCTGAAACGCCAGCAGCGTTGTGGTCATGCGGCACCTCCTGCCTCGATGATAAGCGACCTGGCCGGGGCGGCCGCAGCCGTCAATGCGTCGACGATGTAAAGCCGCGCCGGGGTAACAGGATCAGCGACGCTGCCGTCGAACACAAGATCGCCAAGATCGACCGGCTCGGTGATCAGTTCAACCTCGACGTTGTATCGGCCGCATGACGCATGACTGACGAGCATCGGTGATGCATAGCGCCAGGTGTAATCACTGACCAATGGCACCGGCGGCGTGGCCAGCCCAGACCACACCTCGCCCGACAGAAAGAACCGATCGAAACTGCCCTGCACGGCGATGTAGTGCTGCGTCAGCAGGTTCAGGTCCGCCTCTTGCAGGTTGGTGAACGTCAAGTTCAGCGCTTGCCCGATGCGGCGGTTGCCGCGCCTGAAGCTGGCATCAACGCCGCTGAGTGACTGCATCCGCGACTGCGGCAAATCACCCGGCACATAAAGGCGAGTCGATGGCACCAGCGACGGGAACAGATTCATGGTGCCAACAGCACGGACACGAGCTG